TCAATAGCTATATCGCCGGAAATATTTGTGCCCCCTGGTATATATGTTTTAGGTGGTAATTCATTACCTGAAATGTTTATAAACTTACTCATATTATATTTTATTAACGGATGTAATTACCCCTGTATTATCTACCCTAAAGGTATAATCAAACTTATCACCTACAGTCTTTTCCGAATCGTTTCTAACATACCCCCACCATCCTGATGTAAGCATTTGCAGCTTAGAATCTCTAATATCATAAGATTCGCTATTTATAGGAACTGCATCTAAGTCTAAATCTGGTAACTCTGATCTATATTTTGCAATATCACCAACATTCATAGTAGCTCCATCAGTACTACTAGGGTCACTAAAATATACTCTCGCGCCCCCTATTATAGAATCAAAAGTTTCACTATAGAAAAATAATAAAAATTTTATTGTAGATTGATCACCAGTAGGAGCTGACGGTGTATCCCCTACAGCATTTAATTTTGTTACCCAACCCGATTTATACATTAAATTTATTGACGCTGGATATTTAAATGATTGAGATCTCCTTAATTTAACAGAATCTTCTGTAGGCAATAATACATTTTCATTAGATAGCTTTTCAAGAATTAAAACACTCTGATTTATCTGCGTGGTATTAAAAAGAGTACGACCAGGTACAGCAGCAGAGAGAGTGTTACCTATAGACGTTGTATTCGCTCCTGGCATAAATGACCCTATGGTGCTAACAGTAACCCCATATTCCTCTATTTCATCTACATATATAAAACCATTTAAATTTAAGGTGACAGTAGATCCAGATTCTGTATATGTACAAACTGAGTCACCATTTATCACAAATCGTTTAGGTGATGTTAAATTATATAGCGATAAAAATGCCCATATATTTTCTCTTGCATCTATATCTGCCTGTGTTGGTAAAAGCGGTATATCTATTTGAGGGATCACATATGGTGAAATAGAGACGGTACATGTAATTTTATATGTACCTCTTGGTAGACATATAGTCCCCCTATTTATATAGTTTTTACATGGGGCACATTCACTAGTATCCAAACTCGATATATCTACATCAATATTACTTACAAAGATATCGTTAAATTTAATTATATTAAGAGGCCCTATTATTGTATTATCTTGAAATTTAGTCTCCTCATTAAATTCTGGAGTTCCAGCTGTACCAGAACTAGTTGTTGTGATTGTAGTGACCTTTTGATCTACCGTCGTTAGTCTCGCTGAACTATCCGCAGCGGCTTTAAGTATCTCTAGATTATTCTCTGACGTTTGGGCAATATATATTGAATCATCATATGCCTTATATACTATAGGGTTAAATGTAGTTTGATTCTCTCTGATATAAATATTATCAACTTTAAGTAGTTTTAGTCTGCCTGAATCCTCACTATCTAATATTAAAATATTATCTCTATCTGGTAAGATGCTATCTATAGGCTGGAGTTCCGATATGGATGGTATACTCATTTATTATATTTAAGTTATATACTCATTATAGTTTTGACCGTATGCAGATAAATTATTAATATAATCCTCAGGGTATAGTGAGCTAAACTCTGTAACAGTGTTATCTTGCAGTCTAAAGAAAGTATCAAAATCTATACCAGTCCCCCCAGCTAATAAATGTGGAGTACTTTTCTTTGTTATTAGACCATACCACCCATCGTTTAGGCATAATGCCTCTTCTTGTAGTATATCACCTTCATTATTATAATTTGATATATAACTATTACTGTTAATCTCGCCAAACCCCCCCTCCCCTATAAATTTATTTTTATTAGTACTATTTAGTATAGATACAGGAGTACGATTTTGAATACTCATATTTTTTGCAAACAGTTTACTACCTAGATTAATACTACCTAACATATCGGGGGAATACGCTTGTATATCGCCCCCCCACAAATTCCAATTACCTACTGAAGATGATATAGGAATAAACTCTGTACTATTAGAATTAGACCTTATAGGTGTTTGCATTGTATATCGCCTAGCGGTAGCCGCAATATAATAAAATCTCTCCTGGATAGAAGTCTCAAATATACTGAGAGTTGAATTTAAATCTTCTTTTTTTAACGATATTGACTCAATTACATCTTCCGGCTTATTTACAAAGTCTAAATTAGATCCTTGTAAATTAGCACGAGCTTGAGGGGTAGTATCAAAATTAGTATTTTTAGGTAAATTTAGCCAAGACCAGCTATTTATATAAAATAAAAAACCTGTGAACTTAAGAAAATCGACGGTTGTATCCACAGATCGATTGAGATTTATATAATTAACTTGTGCCATATACTACCATTTATTTATTGGACAACTTTCAGTCTGAACCATTAGTTTAAATTTAGTTGAGCACCCACATAATGTACATCTTCCAGTTCTACCTAAAGCTTCTGCATCCCACTTATCGCAATCCTTACATATAGCTAATCGTTCTGCTACCATAGCTTCTGATGATACAGAGAATCCATTGTTCAACCAATCACTCATACTTTTTGTAAAATTGTGTGCCATATCCTTACCGGATGGGTAATTATCATTACTATTAGCTAGTAGTATCGATTTGACTTTTCTTGATGCCCCTTTGAGAGTTACCCTTATATTTTCATTTTTAGGCTTTCTTATAGTCTTATGTTTATAAAATATTAATTCATCATAAAAATTAAAGTAAGATGCCTTTTCAATTTCGAATTTTCTTGCGTATATTCTTAATTTCCACCTATACTTGTATAATATATTTAAAAATTCACTAGAATCCTTAACTACTTCTTTATTAAAAATATCTATAACTCTACCATAGGCCGGTAACATAGTACCGTTATATATATTTCTACCTTTTGTAGCATATATAATATCTAAATCCTCACCCAGAGCTGGGAACTCGACCTTTAAATCTCTTATAAATTTTAATTTAAACCTAATGCCGTAAATAGCGGCTGGTATAGCTATCGTAATAGGTATATTTGTACCTGGTATTTTTCTAACCTTCATATTATCTATTCAATACACCCCAGATGGTATGTACCATCCGCTGCAGTATACCCATCTGCAGTCTTTGCATTAGGTAAAGGGCTGTTTAGTATAGCAACAATATCCACAAAATATCCCATCCACGGATACTTCCTTTTTATTAGTTCTTGATCCCATACCTCTTTTCCCCCGATTTCCTTCTCATACCATTTTTCATGATCTGTAACTTTACCATCCTCATCTATTATAGGTATTAGTAAATCCTTATTCCAAAAGTAGGCCTCTATAATCATACTCTCTCGTCGCATACAACAATTCCCAGAAGTTTCTAATACAGAGCTAGTACGACCACCAGTATTTTTACCATTACCAAATAGATCTCCTGCAACCTGAGCTCTATCAGGATCTCCTTCTGAATCCTTAATTATAGTTGCGAGTAGATTAGACTTCCACCATGCTCTCATAGATAAGAAGCCACTCTTAGTATTTGCTCGCTGCCAAAATTTAACTGCATCTAGCCCAGACCCAACTGTACTAGCAAGATTAGATGTATATACAAAAAAGTCACATTGTATTACATACTCCGCTAATTTGTATAATTTTGCAAAGTTACTCTCCGACCGTGACCCGATGTTTCCACTTTTTATATTATCTAAAAATGATTTTGATATATCTTTATTAATCCCTATATATTTATTTAATAAGGCTAGATTATCCATATCTTCTAGAAGTTCTACCAGAAGAACTTCTAGATTTTTATCATTTGCGACGGATAAATAATCAGTAAACGGTGTAATTAATAAAATTTTGATTTTAGGTATTATCTTATCCTCTAACTCAAATTCCTCTTTAGTCCTTTGACCTAGCTTTACATTATCCGCTAATTGATTCTCCCAATTATTATCTGCCTCGACCCTCGATGCCTCTATATTTAAACTACCCTCAATATAATTATCTATATATCGCTGCTTGAGAGTCTCGAGAGTTGGAGGTATATCAACCTGAAATAATTTTTCAGCCTCCTCATGCAGAGTCTTTCTTTTATCTGCATTTAGAGAATTTACTACTACAGGCTTTAATTTTTCAAAACCAGATATAGCATCTTTTACTCGCTTCTCTGGCTTTAAGTCATCAATTTTTGTACCATCTGGATTCACACTAGATTTATATTTTGAAGATCCAAAATCTTTAACATAGCAAGGGTATATCAGAGATACATTACATGTATATGTATCCCCAGTTGTATCATCATCGTATAGATGATTAAATTCCCCGTCACCCATATCGGGGTAAATATTAGGTAAATAGTAACCTAAATATACTTGATAATCAAATTCAGCTGATGCTGCATCATAAAACGGTGTACCTGGGGTTGGGGTCAGCCACCCACTAAAAGATGGCTGCGCGCATTTCGGCTTTTCTTCCTCACCCCCCTCACCGTCTGTTTCAGAATCTGTTTCAGATCCCTCAGCCTGACAAAACTTCTGGTTGGAATGAGGGCTACTCTGCATCGGGGGTACTGGGAATCCGTACGGTTTAGGTCCATTTCCTAAATCTCTACACATATCGCACATTTTATGCCCAGAATTGTTATTATTACTCTCTGGGCGATTTGCTTCGCAATTACTTTCTATACTCTCTATATAGGAATCATAATTTGACTTCCCAGACTGATCAGTCCCATCAAAGACATGCCACCCCCCCTCACCAGTTTCAGGGTTCTCATGCCAAGTTCTACCCATTAAATACGCACCGTCCCATATATCACCTTCCCATTCCCTATCCTCTTTCTCCTCAGCAGTACCCGGATCGAAGTGAAGAGATTGTATTAGTATCGGTTGAAGATTTCCACCTGCGCTAACATGAATTGTTTGAGCAGCATTAGCAGACTCATATTCACTATACCAAGCCCATCCAGGCAAATCTAAAGATCCAGCATCCCATCTACCTCGACCACCACCTATCCAGGAATTGCTGCACAAGTTTAAACTTCTACAGTCTTCCAACTCTGGAGATTTTTCTCTAGTTGGACCACCCGGTGATCCGCTCCCACCTCCACCTCCACCACCACCACCGCCACCGTTAGTGCTTCCGGAGCTGCTGGTAGATGTTCCAGGAATAAATATAGGATCAGCTATATTTACTACACCTGGAGCTGACGTTGTAGTATTTACTACAGTAGGTGGAAGTGGTGGTAGAGATGGAGGAGCAAGCGTGGTTGTTACGAGGGGCGTAAAGCCAGTCAATGTATCTAGTTCTCCTGAGGCAATATCAAATATTAATGGATCTGAATTAATTTTTTCAAATATTATTTGAATAGGGTTTAAAAAAGTGTCGGAAAAATCTCCGGCAGATTGATTATCAATGGACCCAATTATATATTCGCCAGCGGTTTTTGCTCTCAGCTTTAATATAGATGGGTTACATACTGATATATACCCATACATATAGCATGTTGATGTATAAGAGGTCTCGTCAATATTACCGCTTGTAGCTCTTTCAAATGACGGAGTACTATATAGTAATATTTCATTAGGTGTAGTCTCTTTAAATAGCTCTAAGACAATATATGCCTTATCACCATTACCGAATGATTTACCTCGAAGATCTACTCCTCCAGGTACTCCAGCTAGTGTAAACGTCCCTGTGCATTCGACCCTATAAACTCCTGGCGATAGTATAATTTCAGTTGAACTATATTCCCTAGCAATAGATTTACCCGTGGTCGCATTTTTTGATATAGGTAAATTGTTTGTCAGATCTACATTTTTAATTGTATTGACATGCTCTTCAAAAGGTATATCCGTCAATACGTGACCTGCGATGCCTATTGTATCTCCCTGAATATTTGATGGTACTTTATACTGTAAGGCTAAAATTTCTGGAGTTTCAAAAGACGAAAGTTTATTGTTTGTTGTAGTATTAATGTAAGAGGATAGAGAATCTATTGCCGTTAATAGCCCATTAATATTTATATCTGGAAAATTATTCGATGAAAATCTAAGGTCTCCAAACTCTACACGCACTGTACCCGAATCCTCTGTTTCTAATATAATTTCGTCAGAAATAGATATAATCTTATCTTTTGGGGGAAATGTATCTCTTAAATTTTCAGACATTACTAATAATTATTTATTTAGATAGTTGAAAAACGCCAACTAGATAGTATAATTAATTTATGAATAGTAAATTTGGCGTCGGCTTTATAACCTGCAATAGAGAATCCTTCATACATCGATCGATGGATTCTTTTTCAAATAGTATATTTGAACATGATTCTAAGGCAAGTAATGTAGTTGTAGTTAATGACGGAGACCCATTAGATAAAACAATAGCCTACGGAGATTTAATAGATAATCCCAATAATCTTGGTGTAGGTAAGAGTAAAAATATTGCAATAAAAGAGCTAATGGCTCGAGGGTATGATCATATTTTTATAATTGAAGATGACATTATACAAAAAGATAAATCAGTAAATGTTTTTGAAAAATATATGGATTGTAGTGATCAAACCGGCATTCAACACTTTATGTTTGGGTATCACGGACCCGCTAATAAGGGGAATGTATCAAAAGGGATCCCACAACCTAGATTGGTTGTTAAATATAATGAGAATTGCTCAGTATTACTTAATCTGCATTGTGTCGGTGCTTTTTGTCATTATACTAGAGAGTGTATAGAAGCAATTGGGATGTTTGACGAAGAATATAATAATGCATTTGAACATGTTGATCATTCATATAGAGCTGCTAAACATGGAATGATTCCAGGTTATTGGTGGTGGCCGGATATATCAAACAGTTATGATTATTTAGACGAGATTGAATGTAGTGAAAACAGTTCATCTATTAGACCTAGGGCAGACTGGGGAGAAAATATACAAAAAGGCGCAGTACATTTCCATAGAATGCACGGTTATCAACCCGCATGGGATAATTATGTACCAGATCAGTCTGAATATAAAATTAAAAATGCTCTTAAAGCCATTTTCAGTAATTATACAGTTGAAAAATAAAAAACGAAAAATAAATAACTTTATATGAATGAAAAACCTTGGAGCTGGCGAATTAACCATCAACATGAAAATGGCAATGTTGATGCACAAGTAATATCGAGTGATGAAAAATCGTCTCTTTATTTAAGTAATGTACAACCCGGCTTAGCAGAATCCGTTACATCTCTATTAGAGAGCTCCTTTAAGTGGGGGTATAGCGAAAATGAGCAAGTCAGCTCACCTGAAAAACAGGCAGAGCTACACGCCTCAATTGATGAATTTCTAGATGGTGGGGATAATGATTTAAAATTGTTGGAACAGGTTGAAGAGAATAATAGGCTCATAGAGCAAATAAAGGATCTGACTGCAGCGAAAGCAGCCGGTCACACTTCTGCACCTGGTGCAGATATAACAGATGTAACAGAAACTGTAGAACCAAAACCTGAACCAAAATCTATAAAATACAAAGCTAAGACAAAAGTAACCCCCGCTAAGGCTACCTCTTAAAATAGCTTATAATTATATATTATGCTAGATTTTAGCCGTATATCTTTTATTTGTCATGTTAGAGTTGATACATATCTACGTGAAAAAAATATTAGAACAATATACGACTATTATAATAAACATACAAATGGTGAGTGTGAGTTTATATTTGTAGAAGACGATAAATCTCCTTTGCTATCTAAAATATTACCCCCTCCTTCAAATAATATTACGATCGATTTTATTAAGAACGATTGTGAGGTACATAAATCATTTTGCTATAATAGGGGAGCTAAGTTAGCAACGAGGGAAATTTTTGTATTTTTAGATGTAGATGTAATATTAGACACTCGCTTATTATTTGAAACTATAAGCGAAGCTATAGAGAGAGGCAGCTTAGAATGCTTGATAGGGTATAACGGTATAGCTATATACTGCAATACTTCTGCTGAACAGGAATTCTTAAAATCTCTAGACATAGAGGATTTATACTCTAAAATAAATGACTTGCCATTAAAGACGATGGCTCAAAATCAATTTGCAACAGTAGGTAATACTCAAGCGGTTGGAGGTTGTTTATGTATGACCAGAGAATCATTTAAAAAAATAAATGGATTTAATCCTTTATTTAAAGGTTGGGGGTATGAGGATAATGAAATTATATCTAGAGCAAATAAGTTAGGTCTGCAGGTTTGTAAAAGCTCTATAGCGAATAATTACCTATTCCATCTCCAACATGAGACTGTGTCTATAGATAAGAGTAAACACAAATTCTATAAAAATAACGGCGACATTGTAAATAATGTAGAGTGTATGTCTCGAGAGGAATTAGAACAATATATTAAGAAATGGTAACTATAAATATTAGAGACAAAAACTTCGGAGGTGAGGAATCCTCATGTCATAAAGCTACGAATGATTATGTTAAGTGGGATTTCGGAAATAAAGCAATTTCTAATTCCTGCTTTATTACAGATATGTGCTTAGATGATGTACATAAGGCCTCAGGGGTAAAGCGAAAGATTGCTTGGATCTTAGAGCCACGAGCTATACACCCGCATATATATGATTGGATAGAGAAAAATAATAGACTTTTTGATTACGTATTAACATATGATACTTATTTAATTAATAAGGGAGAAAATTATATATATTACCCACATGGTCGATGTTGGATTACTAGGAAAAAATCTGAAAATGAATATTTTAAGATAGCAAACGGAAAAACAAAGATGTGTTCTATAATTGCCTCAGGTAAGAATGACACAGTCGGTCATAAGTTGCGGCATGAAGTTATTTTTAATAATTATTCAAATATAGATGTATTCGGTCATGGTTATAAAAGTGTAGAATTTAAAGAAGAAGCATTAGAGGATTATAGATTTTCAGTAACTATAGAGAATTCTAAACAGCCAGGGTACTGGACTGAAAAAATTGTAGATTGCTTTGCAACTCAAACTATTCCTATTTTTTGGGGTGATGAATCTGTATTTGATCACTTTGACTCATCTGGTATAATTACATTTAATACCATATATGGGCTAGAAGAAATATTAGACAATATAAATGAGAACGGGGAAGAGATATATCGCTCTATGCAGCCAGCGATCGCTCATAATTTAAAATGTGTAGAGCAATATAGAATACCAGAAGATTGGATTTATAAAAATTACAATTTTTTAATGAATTAAAATTTATGAATATTGGTATAATTGGTTTAGGGGCTGTAGGTACTGCAAATTCGAATGGATTTAAGCAGGTTGGTAATACAGTAAAAGAGCATGATATCAAGATGGGGACATCTATTACTGATATTATAAATACAGAACTAGTATTTATATGTGTGCCAACTCCCGCAGCAGAAGACGGCTCATGCGACGTTAGTATAGTGCATACAATTATTAATGATCTTAATGATCTTAAATATCAAGGCGTCATTGCAATTCGTAGTACATGTTATCCGGGATTTACACAATCAATTATAGATAAATATAAAGATCTCCATATTGCATTTGCTCCAGAATTTTTACGAGAGCGATTTGCCGATGAGGACTTCTTACACAATCATAATTTATTAGCGGTCGGTACTGAAGATGAAGAGATTTTTAATTTAATTACTCACGCACATTCATTTTTACCAAAAAATACTGTAAGGCTCACACCTACAGAAGCTGAATTATTAAAGTATTATAATAATGTATACGCCGCATCACGAGTTGTATTTGCAAATATAATGTATGAGCTTTGCTCCAAATTAAATTGTAATTATACGGAAATTAAAAATGCATATATAAAGACTGGTAAAGCAACCGATCTATATCTTGATGTAAATGATAATATGAGAGGGTATGGTGGAATGTGTTTACCTAAGGATACTAAAGCTATAGCTGATCTTTTATCGAAGCATAATTTAGACTTCGATTTAATTAAAGCGATCGATAGTGACAATTCGAAGCTCAAGACTACAGTATTCCCCGGGATGCGTTCATGAAAAATATACTTGTAACAGGTGCGGCTGGTTTTATGGGCAGCCATTTATGCGATCGCCTCCTTGCTGATGGTCATAATGTAATTGGTGTAGATAATTTATTCAGGGGTAGTATAAATAACTTACAGATGGGAAATCCTGCATTCGAATTAGATCAATGCGATTTATCATACGATAGTAGCAGATTGCATCTCCGACAGATTATCCAATCAGAAAAAATTGATACAGTATTTCATTATGCTGCAATCAATGGAACGGAATATTTTTATGATATACCGTATGAGGTTTTTAGGGATAATAATCAGATAACAAGAAATGTTCTAGGTGCATTAGCTGGTACGACTGTTAAAAAGTTTGTATATACATCCTCTTCTGAAGTTTATGGTGATGAGCCAATTATACCAACTCCAGAAACTAGTCCAATACTGCTTAATATATTTTCAGATAGAGACAGTTATGCTAGCTCGAAAGCTATGGGGGAATTTGATGTAAAATTTTCTTGTGAGAGGTCTAATATATCCTATGTTATTCTGAGACCATTTAATACATACGGGTCGAGAATGGTAGATACTAAATATGGTCAAGTTATTCCTGAATTTATTAAAAGAGTATCTGATGATGCGAAATTTACTATTATAGGGGACGGGACTCAGCAGAGAAGTTTCTGCCATATTAGTGATCATGTACGATTGGTAGTATCAGGTATTAATAAAATGCATAACGAGATTATAAATATTGGCAATCAAGAAATGATTACAATTAATAACTTAGCTGAGCGGATACATAAAATAGCCAATAGAGAATTTAAGCCGAAATATTTAACAGGGCGAGAATACGATACTCAACATAGACAGCCATGTATATCTAAAATAAATAAATTATATCCAGAGTATAAATTTGCCAATTTAGATAAAGAGCTTAATATATTATATAATGAACCTACTTATTAGTATACCAGTTGGAGACGCCTTTGATAAATTGTCTATATTAGAAATTAAAAGAGATCATGCAGATAATAATACTCCACAAAAAACGAATATAGAGAATGAGATTAATTCTCTCAGCGGTGATTTAAATCATTTATGGGAAGGTGGAGGTGATAGACTTCTCAATCTGTATGATGAGTTGAAATCGACTAATTTAGAGATGTGGGTCATTGAAGATTCTATTAGACTAAAGGAGAAAGCTAAACAATTTGATTCAGAGTTCATTCAGCTAGCTAGAGATGTATATTACACTAACGATAGACGGTGTAGAGAAAAAAATAAGATAAGTAAGTTAATGGGGAGCAATTTAGTTGAAGAGAAAATTTACGAAAGTTATGAGTAAAGTTTGTTTAATATATCAGCCAGCAGGTATAGGTGATATATTATTTTGCCAGGGAATTGCGAAGAATTTTGTAGATCGTGGATATAGAGTTATATTTCCAATTTTAAATCGGTTGATGTTTTTACAGGATTATATTAATAACCCCGGTGTAGAGTTTGTAGACGAAGCCTTAGAGTTTGAATATAAAGATAAGTATAATCAATCTATAGGGTCCTATAATGAAGATAATTTTTCATTTGTAAATACAGATACATCAACTAGCCAGATACCCTCAAATAGCCCTAATGGTATATATATAATGCCATCAAAATATGAACATATAGGTCTAAATTTTAGAGAGTGGTCATCGGGATTCAATCTAATACGAAATAAGGCTAGGGAGGATAAACTTTTCTATGACATTTTAAAGCTAACCGATAAAGATGAGTATGCAGTATGTAATAACAAGTACGGTACGCCACCAAACACTATTGAATACCCAATCCCAGAAATTGAATCTAAACGAAGAATAGTACATATGGAATTTATAGATGGTACTAATATTATGGACTGGTGTAAGGTGCTTGAACGGGCAAATGGTATAGTAACTGTGGATACCTGTATATTATATATTATGACGATGCTGAAAATAACACATTATGATATGTACTACTGCTATCTGCGACCTGGTTGGACTAAAGAGCAATATAATGAAATTACACCCTTTGCTTGGAAATATTTAAACTAATAAAGTTATGGGAGATTTAAGTATATTTGACTTATCACATATTAAGAATACTAATAATATAAATGTATTAGTAGAAACAGGCACATTTAAAGGTGACGGTACCTTGTTTGCAAAGTCTGTTTTTGATACAGTACACTCTATAGAGATAGATGAAGAGCTTTATAATGACGCTACCGAAAGATTTAAAGATGAGCCAAATATTAATATATATTTAGGAAATTCAGTAGACATATTACCTAGAGTATTACCCGCTATTACTGAAAATGTATTATTTTGGCTGGATGCTCACTTCCCAGGTGCAGATTGTCATAAAAAAGCATATGATAGTGAGTCGGATAAAGTAAAAAGAATTCCACTCACTGAAGAGTTAAAGCTAATCTGCTCCTTAAGATCTGGTAACGATGTAATTATTATAGATGATTTATGGTTATATGAGGATGGTCCGTTCGCATGGGGATCGTGGGATGATCACTCCGCAACGTGTGGGTTTAATGTTACTAGAGAAGACCTAATGAAGGGAGAGACTCTTGATGAGAGTATAGAATTGCTCTCCAATACGCATAATATCCGACGGCAGTACGACCATCAGGGATATCTCATCTGCACACCTATTATTTAATATGAAAGACAATCAAACAAAAACAGCTCTGGTATTAGGGGCAGGTGGATTCATCGGGAATCACCTTGTTAATAGATTAAAGGATGAAGGTTATTGGGTTCGGGGGGTAGATTTAGTACCACCAGAATATGAAAAAATATCCTCCGCAGATGAATTTATTATAGGTGATTTAAGAGATACCGGATTTACATCTGTATGTATGACCTCCCCAAATCAAATATCCAAGACTGCAGGAGGCTTTGATGAAGTATACCAATTAGCGGCTGATATGGGTGGCGCTGGGTATATATTTACTGGAGATCATGACGCAAATGTGATGCATAATTCTGCTACAGTTAATCTTAATGTAGCTCACCACTCAAATCTGCTGGGGGTAAAGAAATTATTTTACAGTAGCTCTGCATGTATGTATCCTGAGTATAATCAACTTGATCCTAATAACCCTAATTGCTCAGAAGATTCTGCATATCCAGCCGCTCCAGATTCAGAGTATGGATGGGAAAAACTGTTTAGTGAGCGACTGTATTTAGCTTATGCTAAAAACTATAAATTGAATGTAAGAATCGCGAGATTTCATAACATATACGGCCCTAAGGGTACATATAAGGGAGGGAGAGAAAAGGCTCCGGCTGCAATATGCAGAAAGGTAATTACTGCTACAGATACTATCGAGATTTGGGGTGACGGGAAACAAACTAGATCATTTTTATATATAGACGAATGTATTGAAGCTATTCGAAGAATTATGGAGAGTGAGGTAACGGAACCACTCAATGTTGGCTCGGATGAAATGGTAACAATAAATGAATTAGTAAATATAGCTGAGACCGTAGAAGGTAAACAGTTACGTAGAGAATATAAACTAGACGCACCACGGGGAGTAGCTGGTAGAAATTCCTGCAATAAACTAATTATGGAAAAACTTGGTTGGGCCCCAAACTTTTCGCTTGAAAAAGGTATAGGTATAACCTATAATTGGATAAAGAACCAATTATGAAATTAACAAATATTCCAGTATATGACGGAGAAATGATCCACGATCGCTTTGCGTATAAATACTTCCGAGAAAATACATCACCGTTAGGCAATATTGTAGCTTTTAGAGCTCCAATGGATGTACCCGTACATAATATGATTGATCTGGAGGATGTGCTTGAAGAGGATACTATTACTAGTAGAGATGCCATTAATTTTTGTTGGGAAATACCCAACCTTTGCGCACTCGGCGCTGTAGCATTTCAAAGATTATTTAATACTCATATAGCATCAATTTTATCTTCTAAAATAATAAATAAGCCTATTGCTGTAGATGGTGATGACCTAATGGTTCCAGAAAAGTTTACAGGGCATGACGGCGTTCAATATGACGAAGGTAAGTGTAGTGTTTCTATTACATACTCAAAATACGACGTCGCATTAGGACATACGGGTATTAATGTTGTTGCTGGTACAAAGGCACCAGGATTTGCATATTCTACTAATATGAATGATGAGCAATGTGAAGAATTTATGCGTCTATGTATTGAGCAGTTTTACTTTATTTTAGGAGGCCTTTTTACTGCTACGACTAAAATTATAATAAAATGACCATATTTAATATTTTAAATTCTATATTATTTTCTAAAAAATATATAGATTTAAATCAGGACGACGAATCGCAGTTTAATTGTTATATGGTTAATAGATGGATGTCTATGTACTCTATAGATATGGTATCTATTATTAATGATACATCAAATAGATATGGACATATAATAAAAACCAAAAGAGATCAATTCAATTGGCTCTATAATTTCTTCCCCCGCCTCCGTTTTAAGAGGATATCTTATATTAAAAAAGCAAAGGCAGCTGAAGATCAAGATAACTCTATCTCAAATGATGAGTTATTATTTCTTGCAAAAAATATGGAAATAAGTTCTAGAGAGTTGAGAGATTATAGATCCTTAGGGTTAATTAGTTGATATTTTTGAAAAAACCGATAATTATATTATATGAGAGAATCCATTGATAAATTAATACCAGAGAGAGGCTTAATCCAATTATCTGCCGAAACTTCGATCGATTTTAATATCGACGATTTTCAACTATCACGACTTAACGGTGATGTACTATTATGCGAGTATATAGATATTACAGAAGATGGTGATAGTATCTATAGAAACGGTCTACATGTACCAATTCATAGCCAGACAAAAGCCTGGAGGAAAGCGAGAGTTGTACTTACCGGTCAAGATACTCAATGGTCAAGTGTAGGGGATGTTGTTATATTCCCGAACAACTTTGGAGTGGAAGTACATAAAATGGACGTGAAGGGTCACGGGTCGTTAAAGCATGGGGTATTTCTGAACGAGTCGCGTATATTTGGTGCATGCGAAGCAAAGGCATCATCTAAGGTGAAAAGTAAGGTTAAAGCTTAATATTATAATTAATGAAAATAGCTAGGGCAAGTTTACAATCTCTACTACTACAAAATGTAGCAGAGATTAGATTTAGACGACGAACTATGGATTCCATTAGATCACCATATAGAACTATGCTGTGTACTAACAGTAATGAGATTTTATATGGAGTAAATGGTAGAACAACTCTAAATTTTAAGCCACCGAAAAAAGCTATAAAATATATACCAGCTGCAAAAAATATAGTACTTACTTGGGACTTATTAATGCAAGAGTTTAGGGCAGTATCTATGGAGGATTGCGAGGTTATTAATAAATATCCAGCCACCGACGAATTTTGGAAGATGTTTAATGAGAAATTTTTTATAATGTCCCCTGAACAAAAACTTTTATATATGAACGCATGATTAATTCTTTTTCTCTTAATGGAATGATTAACACCGAGAAGCTGGAAAAGAAGTTGGAGCACTTATTGCAGCGCGAAGTTAGATTTGAAGTAAACGGGAAGGTATTACGGCGAGGGAAGCTCCAGATATATCAGGTGAAAGATTTTTATATAAATTTTACAATTATTAATGATCGGGGCGATATTAAGAAATATGATGTACCGTATCCATTCGCAATAAATATAACCGAAGATAGCGCATTTTTAAGCTACACTTTAGAGCATTTAGCGTGCGGTAATAAAATGCTACATCATAGGCTTAAGTGTGTTAATAAAATTAAGAAAAATAAATTATATAATAGTATTTTAAAAATTATACCTGATATTTAAAGTACTATTTAGATTGACTTATCTATTTTATTTCCTATAATATAATAGATGACAATCTTAAAGGACTTCCCTGATGGCTTTCAGCCACGACCTATTCAAATTAAGCTTTTAAATGATATTGAAAAAGCTTTTAAGGAGTATAATATTGTTATTTGTTCTGCTCCTACTGGTACAGGTAAATCTTTCTTAGCGAAAACTCTGAGTAATTCAGGAGTTGAAGTAGATAATGATTTTGTAGATAGTGTAAACTCATACAGCGCGTATACCAATACCGGGACAAAATCACAATATCAAGGCACTGCCTGCTTAACTATAACAAAAGCCCTTCAGGAGCAATATAAAGAGCTATTTACTGACGGTGAATCGCTGAAGGGTAAAAGTAACTACCAATGCAAGGTAGATCCAAATGTAGATGTAGAGTTAGGGCCATGTGTATGTCTACCCAAGATAAAAAAAGATTGCTGGAGTAATGATATCTGCCCATATTTTTCTCAACGTAATAGATCCCTAACAAGTAAGTTTTCGATATATAATTACAATATGTTTATGGCATTGCCTGATCATCTTAAGAATCAGGAGTATATAATATGCGATGAAGCTAGTGAAATAGAGGATCAATTAGTACAACATTTTTCACTATCATTAAATTCTAAGACTTTAAAATATCTTGAGATACCATCCCCAGAGCTCCCTAAGATCACAAACTATAAAAATTTCTACGATTGGCTAGTAACACTTGAAGCAGATATTGTAGATAGCTTAGATAAATACAAAGTTATAGTTCAATCAAATACAAAAACAGAATCAGCAGTTTCTAAATATAGAGCCTTGCTGAGGATGAGTGATAAGATAAATTTAATTATAAACTCCTGGAGCGAGTGTGAGTATGTGCTATCTATTACTGAGGGTAATCTTAATATTGTACCATTGTATGTATCAGCCTTAAGCTCTGAGATATTTAAATATGGTAAAAAAATATTATTAATGTCTGCTACTATTATTGACCCTCAACATTTTGCAAAGTCTCTAGGTATTGAACGATATAAATTTGTTGAGGCTAAGTCTACTTTTCTTAGTGAGAAGTCCCCTATTCATATCTCTAATAAATTTAAATTAAATTATAAAAACCTCCAAGCTAATCTACCGAAGGTAACAAAAGCAATCCAAGATATATGTGATTTTCATGGAGAAGAAAAAGGCGCTATTCATACTCACACTGGGAGAATTACAGACTATTTACGTGATAATTTACTAGGTGATCGTTTTCTATTCAGATTTCAAGATAACAATAATGAAAAACTAATTTTATCTCATACATTATCAGAGCTACCAACTGTAGTTGTCAGCCCGTCGATTACACATGGTGTTGATTTTAAGGATGATTTAGCCAGATTTCAGATTATAGTAAAATTACCATATCTACCGCTTGGAGATGCACGTGTCAAAGCGTTGTTTGAGGTTGATAGTGATTGGTATACAAACAAGATGCTAAGTACGTTAGTACAGTCCTCTGGAAGAGGTAGTAGAAGTCAAGATGATTGGTGTACTACATATATATTAGATGGTACAGCCGCCGCCGTAATTAATAGATCGAAAAACAAAATCCCAGAATCATTCCTAGAACGGATTCATTAACTAAATATAAGTAGTGAAAAATAGAGCATTTCATTGGGAGACAAAAGATATAATTGCGCAATTCATTGCGGCTTTTGATGATGTAGTAATCGGCAGGTATAATAGAGATAGAGAAGAGAGGGATACAATAGCGGTTGCATATGTGTATTCCCCTAAGCGTCGAGTAATTCATGACCTAGAAAATAGATCGCAAAATTTAAATTTACCCATAGTCGCTGTAACTATGGGAGGTATTACTAGAAATGCATCTCGTTCCTTTAATAAGGCTGAAGGTTTTACATACCCTAATACGAGATACCCCGGGCAGAATGCAACATCATCTGCAAGAATTCCTCCCGCGGTGCCTATAGATATTGATGTTAATATGTCTATATTGACGTCATATCAGTCTGATCTTGATCAAATTGTAAGTAACTTTGCTGCTTACGCGAACCCATATATAATGATATCATGGAAGGTACCAGAAGCAATGGGCCTACCAGCAGGAATGATTATAAACTCGAAGGTTGAGTGGTCTGGATCTACCACGTTTGATTACCCCGTGGATATAAATCACGCTTCAAGATCAGTAATTACAGCGGATACTTCCTTTAGAATAGAAGGTTGGTTATTTAAAGAAGAGGTAGATCCGCTAAATCATATATATTATATAGAATCTAATTTCCATAGTAACAACTCATTATCTGCAGGCAATTATATTACATACGATAGTTATAATACATTATCTGGAAGTAATTCAGTATTAGATACTATAACATTGTCAGGGACACCAACTATAACAAACGCTTATTTCCGTCCGGAAGATAGATCAAAGGCAATTAATATAACTAATACTAATTACACTATTAGTACCCCTGGTAGTATAGTTTTATATGGTACGAGATTCGAGGAAATAGATTATGTAATGCTTAGTGGTGGTAATAATTTTTATGGCAACAATACATCCCTTTCTGGGTTTGATTATTTCCCAGATTTAACAGCAGCGATAATACCATTGAGTTCATATAGGGTTGTAACCGATAATATTTTAGAAATTGATATAGTTAACGAATTAAATAATTCAGGTAAATTTGATATAGTTGTAGTTACGCCAGCTGGCTGGTTTACATCATACGAAAGTATAGCTGGTCATTTCATAAAACCCTAATAAATATATAATAGATGGCTAAGAATTTTACTGGATCAGGAAAAGAATCAACTTTCGGTCGCAACTTAATGAATTATGTTGCAGCAAAACTACCATACTCTGGGTATAGTGCAATAGACCTCACATCAGAGACAAACCCAAAATTTAAATATTTTGAAAATATGGGGTCACGGAGAGCAGAAGTTCTCTCTAAACATTCAATCTCACAATCTAATGATTATAATGAGCAAGGTGTAGGCGAAATTGGTGCTGATAGTAACTTTAGCGAGATGATGTACGCTAATGTACAGAAGGATAAAGATTCCAGAATACAAGATTATAGAGTAATGGCCGCCTTTGCGGAGGTTTCTGATGCATTAGATGAGATTTGTGATGAGATAATCAACATAGATGATCAGGGTGAGATAGTTAAGTTGCATATCGATAATAGATTAGAGACTGAGCTCAGCGCTGAGTTAAAAACTCAGTTAACTGATGAATTTCATAAGTACATTCAGTACTACGAGTTAGATGATAAAGGTTGGAATTATTTCCGAGACGTATTAATCGAAGGGGAAGTATATTTTGAGCATATTATGCACTCAAAGCACCCAGCTGAAGGGGTGTTAGGTATTGTAAGAGTCCCATCTGAATTAATAGACCCTATTTATACTAATATACAAAATATGTTAATAAAGGGCTTCTTATATCGAAAGCCTATTATGGAGCCAGATAAATTAATTCAGGGTGAAGACTTCGAATTTATACCTCTTGACTCTAATCAGATTGTTTATTCGGATAGTGGTATTTGGAATGAAAATAAATCTATTAAGATGCCCTTTATTGAAAATGCCAGAAGAGCATATAGACAATTATCTCTAATTGAGGATGCTATACTTATATATAGATTAGTCAGAGCGCCTGAACGGTTAGTATTTAATGTAGATGTCGGTACTATGTCACCGCCTAAAGCTGAGCAGTACCTTAGAAAGCTAATGTCGCAATATTGGTCCACAAAAACATTTGATGGCAATCAAGGCGATATTGTTAATAAATTTAACCCACAATCGATGCTAGATGCTTTCTGGTTTGCAAAAAGAGCTGGATCCGAAGGTACAGAGGTCAGTCAGTTAGAGGGAGGTGCTAATTTAGGTGAGTTAGCTGACTTAATGTATTTTGTTAAGAAATTATATAAAGCTCTTAAGGTACCTACCAACAGATTAGAAGCAGAATCTACATTAACAGATTCAAGTGCGATGCTTAGAGAGGAATTAAAATTCGCAAAGTTTGTTGTTAGGTTGCAGAGAAAATTTGCAGGTGGGTTAAAGCTGGGATTTATAACTCATTTAAAAATGATCGGAGCCTGGAAGGATTTAGATATGAAGGAGCATGATATATTCCTCGAGTTCAACCCCCCTTCAAACTTCTATGAGCTACGTGAAGCTCAAAAATTAGGAATAAAAGCTGATAACTACAATAATATGGCCAGCTCGGAACTGGTATCTCCTACCTATTGTCAGAAAAAATATCTCGGTTGGGATGATAGGGATATACTTGCAAACCGAAGTTATATGAGAGCCGATGCCTCATTTACATGGGAGAAGCAACAGATTGAATCATTAGGGCCCGACTGGGAGAAGCAAATTGCTGCTCAGGCTGACCAATTGGCTGGAGAAGAACCGATGGGTGATATGGGTATGGGTGGTGGAGATCTAGGAGCAGGAGGACCACCTGCTTTTGGAGGTGGTCCTGGCAATCTAGATTCAGATGATGCTATAGTAGACGAACCTATATCGGGTGAGGTCGAAACAGTAGAGGCTCCAGAGTTGTAGTATTTACCATCAAAGAGTCACTGTTACATTAAATAGATATAACAATGGCTTGTAATATTACACCGGTATCTGCGTTCCAGACAACAAATCTAAATAATAAGATTGATACATTCAATCGATTAGCAGATAGAATTGTTCGATCTTTAGGAGCGCCTCTCGTTCAAGTTGAACTACATCAAGATCAATTATTTGAAAATATCTCTATTGCGGCTGAGATGTTTTCAAAATTTGCTGGTTATACGGAAGAGTATTTGGTATTTGACTCTAATTTATATGAAGCAAATGTAGGCTTACGGTTAGATCATTTGTTTACATTAACTAATCCTACATTAACTATCCAGGATAAAGTGGATAATAAAATAACTGCTCCTGAAGCAGGATATTACTTTGAAGATAGATCTACTATGTATATAGCTACTTCTACAATACCCGCTACTACATTTTCCAGCGTATCGGCTCTGAGTGCGATATTTGATGAGGGTATATTTCAACATCAAATATTTGACGATTTGACATATACTAGTGTTATTACAGCTTTTGCTGCTACACCTAGTACTAGTACTATACCGATATCGTCTCACTTTATAGAATCATATGTAACAAAAAGAACAAGATCTGGAGATGAGATAACTCCAGATTCTGAAACCCGCTCTAATAATATGTTCGATTATGATCTTCTAGATTATAGAAAAGTTATTGCTGTCAGTAACTTCGAGGAAGGTTCTTCTACTGGCATAAATACTCTATTTACAATAGAGCAGACTATGGCGCAACAAACATATTTTTCTTATGCTATGGGTAATAATGGTTTCGATCTAGTATCTTGGTATACTTTAAAGGAGTGGATGGAAATGAGAGAAAAATTATTAGCATTAAAAAGATCATTTAAATTTGATGAAAGAACTCAAATTCTCCAAATATACCCCGAGCCTAAAAATACGAGATTTTACGGAGTTATCTCCTGTTATGTCGAAAGACCTATCAGAGATATTATCAAAGAACAATGGGTATATCAATATGCACTAGCTTTATGTAAGATAACTTTAGGGCAAGTTAGAGGTAAATTTGGTAATATAACTCTCTTCGGGGGTCAGACATTTAATGCTACTGACATAATGACTGCTGGAATCTCAGAAAAAGAAACTCTAGAGACTAAGTTGTATGAAGGCGCATCTCCGGGGTTTGGAGACGCAGATCCAATTTGCTTTCTTGTTGGTTAATATTTTATTGTTTGTAATATTTACACTATGATATAAATACTATGGTATATACTAAAAAATTATTATGATAGGAAATGAAGATACAAAATTAATGATGGAGGCTTGGAAGAAGTATAAGGACGAATGTGAGGAAACATCATCTAATACCCTACTCTCAAAGGCTACTGTAGATCCAAAATCTTACGAATTGAGACTAATGAAGATGTATGGGTTGGATTGGGACGATATACAAGAGGAGTGGGATGAATATGTGGGGTTTATATATCCCATAGATGAAGTGGGAGTAGTTGAGTCAGTTCCGGAAGAGGTCACTGGTAGAGACTTAAAGCAGTTGATTAATATATTCCAATCCGATGCTCCAGAGAATATAGATACAAATTAAATAAAATTATGCACAATAATGACGTAGAATTAATATGGGAAGCTTTATCATCCTCACAATATGCTGGTACAATGGCATCTCTAATGAGCACACCTTGTGAGTTTACGATTGAAATAAGTTATACCCCAGACATGGACTATGATGGGAATGAAATTTCCAGAGTAGAGGGTAATCTATTTAAAGGTGATGAATTTTTAGAGAGATTATATGGATCTGAACTTGAAGACGCTATAGATAAATTAGAGTCTGAGTGCCCAGATAATATTATTGATAGGGACTCTCAAAATGCGATCGCTGGCAGAACTACTTATTAATGGTAACATTCAGGCAATATATTATGGGACCGATTAATGAATCATGCAGCTCTCCTGCTTTCTTTAGAGCAAAAAAGTTATTACTATCTGCTTTACCTTATATCCCTAGAAAATTTAACAAAAAAGTAAAGATTTGGGAAGATACTCTAAACTCCCCTAAACTAGTAAGGTCGAAGATCAATATACATTATATAGCAGCAGATATAATAGATACTTTAGGCCCAGGTACTCGTCGAGTTTTTCCAAAGATAATAGGGAATGATATATATACTTTAGCAAGAGCAGTATCTTCTAAATACAAGCCACGGCCAAAGACTGACCCTGATAATGATGCCTAAGAAAAGAAAAAAGCCATCTACACAATATAAGCAAGGTATATTTAAACCAAAAAATTCTGATAAATTTGATGGCACAGCTGCAAAATATAGAAGCTCATATGAATTAAAATTTTTTAGATGGTGTGATGATAATATAAATGTACAAAAGTGGGGATCGGAAAATGTAGTAGTCCCTTATTTGAACCCACTTACTAATAAAGTTTCTCGGTATTTTGTAGATAATTTTATAGTCTTAACGGAAGGGTGTAATACAAAAAAATATCTTATAGAAATTAAGCCAAAACGCCAAACAAGGCCACCATGTGTAAATAGATATAGGAATAATAAAAACCTCATATATGAAACAAACATGTGGGAGCAAAATCAGGCGAAGTGGTCTGCTGCAGATAAATGGGCTAAAAAACACGGTGCAGAATTTATCATATTAACTGAAAAGGAACTTTTTAATAAATAATTATAATTATTATTTTTAATTAACGGTAGTTAATAATGATTTATACTAAATATAAATATTATAAACGATACCGATACAGACCTTATATATGAAGCGTATGCCGATAGATTGTTAACTGAAGGGTTAATCGATAAATTACAAGCTGCATTAGATGTTGCAGGTCTAGAGCCTACTATAGGTACTGGTGCAGATGCCGTCAATACTGCAATATCAGCCTTGAGAGCGATAGCAGCAAAAGAGCCAGATGATCGTAATAAGCATATAATTAATGCTGGTATATCTGCGATATCTCTTATACCATTTGGAGATGTAGCAAAGATGTTAAAAATAAACATATAAAGTAGCGGATAAAGTGCCGACACGTAATAAATAACTATATGGGATTTCGTTTGATTACTGATGAGGCAGCTGCCACACTCGATGAGTTTGAGTATATTTTTGAGGAGAAAGGCCGTAATGAGCCAAGATCATTGTATATACAAGGACCTTATATGGTAGCAGATGTAGTTAATAGAAATAAGCGAAAGTACCCCATACACGAAATGCGTAGGGAAGTCGATAGATATCGAGAGGAAATGATTAATAAAAAGCGGGCGATGGGAGAGTTAAATCACCCACAGTCACCTGATTTAGATTTAGAGCGTGCCTGCCACATGGTAGAGAATTTAAAAGAAGAGAAGGAAGGTGAAAAATATATATTTACCGGTAGATCGAAAGTACTAACAACGCCATGCGGGAAAATTGTACAATCATTAGTTAACGACGGTGTGTCTGTTGGAATGTCATCCAGAGCATTAGGTCAATTAAATGAGAAAGTGACCTATAACGAAGTTAGTCAGATGAGATTGGTTGCAGTCGATTGCGTTGCAGACCCATCATTTACAGAAGCTTTTGTAAATGGTATATTAGAATCTAAGGAATGGGTATTAAAAGATGATGGGCAGTTTGAAGAAGATTATGACAAATTTAGCAAGTCTTTAAGGAAGCTACCTAAGGGATCGGTTGCGACAAAAGACCATATTACAGAACAAATTATAAGTTTTATAAAAAATATTCACTGAGTAGTATAAATATTCATTGGGAAGCATAAATATATATTAGAATGGACGCACAATCTAGAATACACGTAAAGAAATTGATAGGGGCTATTTTAGATAAGAATTATAATAGCGCTCAAAAGCACCTGCAAGAAGCTGTTGATACAAAAATTAAAAACAGAATTAAGCTTGCAAGTAAAAATAAACTTTTTGACAAATAATGGATCCGAAAAAAATTAAACAACAGGGGAGTGATATTAAGCGAATATTAAAGGAGGCCACTAATGGTCTATTAGACTCTGAATCGCTGGCAGCTATCGAAGAAGCCTTCAATCATGAGGTCGAAGAGAGGTCGGTATTGAGAGAGTCAATTGCCTTAAATATTCAAGATGAGGAGTATTCTACTAAATTGATCGGAGTACTTGAGGCAGTTGATCGTGATAATGCTAAAAAGCTCATTAAGGTTGTCGAATCTGTAGATAAGAGTAATGCTCGCAAGCTTAAAAAAGTAGCCCAGAAGTTTAAGACAGCTCTAAATTCAGATGCTACTGCCTTTAAGGAATCTACTATTACTCATATAAGTGATTACTTAGATCTGTATATTGAAGAGAATATTCCGCAATCGGCAATTAATGAAGCTGTAAAAAATAAACAGGCGATGTCTGTACTAAGCGCTTTACGTGATCAACTATCCATTGGTACATCTCTATTAGATGAGTCAGTTAGAGCTGCCGTCCTAGACGGTCGAAGCCAGCTGGACACATTGACTGAATCTCTTAAAGCTAAAGATGAGCAATTAACTTTAGTAAATGAAAAGCTGAGAGCAGTTTCTGCTAATTTACTTCTCGAACAGAGGAGTGCAGGTCTACCAGCTAAAAAGAAAGAATATTTAAAGAGAGTACTCAATAACAAGTCGCCGGAATTTATACAAGAAAATTTCGACTATACTTTAAAGCTATATGAGCGGAAAGATAATGAACATCGCTCAACTTTAAAGGAGGAGGCTATGACTAGCAGAACAACGCAGGAAGATACTGTAGAGACTACTAGATTCCGTCACCCAGCTAATAGAGAAAAACTAATTAACGAGCAAGCCTCTTTAACTCGATCGAGAGAAGCAATTAACCCATATTTGGAACAATTGGCTAAATACAACTAATTTTTAACTAATTTTAATGAGGCTCAAAGGGCCTGAACTAAGGAAACAAAACGAAACATGAAAAATAACTCATACATCGACGGGAATAAGGCAAAAGCGCTTCTTGAAAAGTGGGCTCCAGTATTGGACTACACTTCAAAGAACATTGCACCTATTGAGGATGAACGTACTCGCACGAACACAGCGATCATGCTCGAGAACCAAGAAGACTGGTGTCAAGACCCGGATGGAGGCCTCCTTATGGAGACTTCGTATGCCGGTTCTAAGGCAGGTGGTGCTTTTGGTTCAAGCCAGCAGGGAACTGCTGGTGTAAAGAGTGGTGATAACTATGCTTCAGGTGACGCACGTCTTCCGAAGATTCTCATCCCGATGATTCGTCGAACTTTCCCTGAATTGATAAGTAATGAGATCGTTGGAGTTCAACCAATGAGCGGACCTGTCGGACTTGCCTTCGCTTTGCGATACAAGTACAACAGTGAAACTTTAGGTGATACTGTCATCGACGGTAAGTCAGGCGCTGCGGATAACCGTGCCGGCAGACAAACCGCCCCAAACTTTGGTTCCGGTAACGGAAAAAATGAGCTTGGGTGGCAACATCTTGATACTCGCTTTACGGGCGTGTCTACAAATCAACTTTCAGGTGATGGAAATTACTTCAATTTTTCAGCTCAGGATCAAGGCGTTGCCGAGATTCTTAAGAACTGGGAAATTAGTAACAAAATCCCTCAGGTTGATATCTCTTTTGAGAAGACCGCTGTTGAAGCAGGTACTAGACGCCTCGGTGCACGCTGGAGCGTTGAACTGGAACAAGACCTCAAGAACATGAACGGTATCGATGTTGATGCTGAGATCACAAACGCCATGGCGTACGAGATCCAAGCTGAAATCGACCGCGAAATGATTATCCGGATGATACAGACTGCGCTTAATGCCGGTTATGGTTCTGGATTTTCTATCTGGTCCCCAGCTTCTGCTGATGGCCGATGGATTGTTGAGAGAAATAGAGATTTCTATCAAAGACTTATCGTCGAAGCGAACCGAATTGCTACACGTAACCGTCGTGGTGCTGCTAACTTTATTGTTTGTACGCCACGTGTTGCCGCTATTCTCGAAATGCTTCCGGAGTTCCAATGGGCTCCGGTACAAGGCAACGTGAATACACAGCCAGTTGGGATCGCCAAAGTCGGTAATCTTGGTGGACGTTTTAATGTCTATCGCGATACTCGTACAGAGGCTCAAAACGCTAGCGTTTATGGAGATCAAGGATATGGAAACCAGCCTAATGGTACTGCCTACACAGAGGGTGTAGAATATGCATTGCTAGGCTATAAGGGTCCAGAATTCTATGATACCGGTATTATATACTGTCCATATATTCCAGTGATGGTCCAACGTACTATCGGTCCGCAAGATTTTGCGCCTCGTGTCGGTCTTTTGACTCGATACGGTGTTGTAGATAATATCTTCGGTGCAGATTTGTACTACCACGTTATCATTGTTCAGGGATTAGGAGCGGCTTTTACGCCTGCTTCACAGAGTGTATACTTCTAAGAAATTAGAGATATTATCTTTGCCTAGTTAAGACAATCAAACAACCGAAGGCCGTGTAGGGAAACCTACACGGTCTTTTCGTGTATATTAAGATTCCCCTAAAAGAAACTCTTGAGTACGAATCATCGATTCTGGAGTACCCATATCTGACCAGAAATTATTAAATGCATACCATTCAGTTTCTTTACGATTTGCATAATACTTATTTATATCTGTGATCTCTAATTCACCTCTAAGAGAAGGTTTCAGCTGATCTGCAACTGTATAAACTTGCGATGTATAATAATACATCCCAGTTACTGCCGAATCGGATATAAATGTTTTAGGTTTTTCTATTATATCAATTATCACAGAGTCAGTAAAACCATCAAATTTAGCAATACCAAATCGTTCCCATTCGTCAGTATGTGATAAAAATAAGCCAGACTTTACATCTGGAGAGTTGGAGCACATATTTATGAAATTAATTATGTTGTTGTCCTCTTCATAGAAGTTATCCCCTAAGATCACTATGAAGTCTTCAGAATTTGTAAACCCTTGGGAGAGCTTAAGAGCGCTTGCGATTCCAGGGGGTCTCGATGGATCGCTCATGTCTTGTATTTTATAAGAAAAATCTAACCCGCTCGCAAATCCATCCCCCAAATACTCGACTATTTTACCGCAGTGCTCTTGAGAGGTAATTATTAAAATGTCTGTTATACCAAGCGACTTCAATGTATTCACAGGGTATTGTATCATTGGCGTTGCTCCTGATTTAGAATATACCGGAAGTAAATGTTTATTTGTTGAGCTCGTGGCTGGGTTCATTCGAGTGCCTAAGCCCCCCGCTAGTATAATACCTTTCATAAATTATTTGCTGCTGCAACATCAATTAGTCGTTGGTGAGCACTTGGTATAGGTCTACCTAACGCTTCAGTTATTTTATCTACTGATAATACACAATTGCTTCTTCTACATTTCATAATATTCTGTGACAAAAGATCATCTGTTGAGTAAAATCTCTTTTTATAAATATAACTACTACAAGTATTGAGTATATCTTGTGCAGTTTTAGCGCCAGGGTTGACTATATTATATATGCCTGGTTTCGGTCTTAGGGATATAATATCATTTACGCAATCAGCCAAATCGGGTATATATGTTAGAGAATTAGGGTAATTTACGAGTTTATTATATTTGAGAATCTTACCGATATAATTTTTATCCTCTGAAATATTATTATCAAACGGCATTCGAATTCTTAATAGATAATCACGATTTAAATAGCCTCCATATTTTAATCTCTCTTCAAATTCGGATTTACATTGCGAGTAATACGAAGCCGTGGGGTTTGATTTTCCAAAGTTATGAGGGTCATCTTCACTATAAGCTACAATTTCATTTGTATCATTATTATATATACACCCAGACGAAATAGTTATAGTTGGGGTTGGTGAATTTTTATGGATAACTAAATTATCCATAACATTACGAGATCTACACTCGATCTTATTATCTTCACAGCTATCTACATTCGGCCGACCAGTATAACCGTAGCAATTTACAATAATATCAGGATTGTATTGCTCTTTAATTTGCGCTAACCCGCATAAACTAGTATAGTCAATATCCTGCCTAGATATTAAATTAGTATTATGCACCCTACTTAATATTGGTAAAATTTTAGTTCCAATATACCCTCTACCTAATATGACCACATTCATTACTATCATATTTAATATACATAATAAGCTTATCAACAACCTAAATACTAATATGGTTTGGTTTACGGCAGATACACATTTTTTTGAAGATATTAATACTATGAAATATTACGGTCGTCGATTTAGATCTGTAGCAGAGCAAAATGCCACAATAATAGACAACATAAATGAGATGGTATCTGTAGAAGATACCTTATGGCATATCGGTGATGTATTTAAGGGTAGTAACGATCAAGGTTCAGAAGTATTATCCAAAATTAAGTGTAAAGACAAATATTTAGTTCGTGGGAATTATGATACTGATGAAAGATTGCCGGTTTTAACACAATATTTTAATCGCGTTTTTGACGCTGATGCTACTATAGAGATTGACAATCAATCAATATATATGAATCATTACCCGATAAACTGCCCAGAGACAAAATTTTCTATAACTGGACATATTCATGAGAAGTGGAAAATAAAAAAAGAAATGATTAACGTCGGGGTAGACGCCAATCATTTCTTTCCGCTATCTTTTACAGATATTATGTTTTATAAGAACGCAATGGATAACCATTACGACGATAATGTATTTACTGCTTAGGCGTTTTTACATGAGGTATTTTAGGATCGCTTAACGCTACGTGCATTAAGGAATTTTTACTAACACGCTCTGGATTAATATCTATACCACCGCGTCGTGCATATAAGCATTTTACACTAAGCTCTTCAGGCTTTAATTTATCCCATATACGCTTATATATAGTTTCACAAATTTCTTCATGAAAGTGACACTCATCACGGAACGATATAATATATTTTAGCATACTAATAGGATCGATTGTTTCGCCTTCCTTCTTAATATATATATAAACATCTCCCCAATCAGGTTGGGATGTTACTCTACAATTAGATTTCAGTAGGGAGCTATGGTAACATACTCTTGCACATTCGGATTTAACAACTTTAAGTAGTTTAGGATCCTCTTGATATTTTGTAAAATTAACTTCGTTTAGTACATAATCTTCTTCAATAGTACTATACACTGGCAGTAGCGAGTCTTTAGCATGTGTGTAGTGCTCCTCAGATGAGCTATTTGATATACCATGGTCCCACTCCCAATATGGCGATATCTTACACTTCAATATCTGAGAATTTGTGGCGAATACAACCTCTACTTCAGTATCTAATAATTGAGATAAGTCCTTTATGACAACTTGCTGTATATTAGCAGCAACTTCAGTAGCAGTATCCCCCAGGGGGGTCATATTGAAGGAATTTAAATATAGTTTAAAGGATTTTGATTCTACAATATACTTACTAGTACATCCGTACACCATTTTAATTACCCCAGTCACCGGAAGACCTGAGTCTGTTAAAGCTGATACTTCGTATGCATTCCATACATCAGACCCTTTAAAGGGTAAGTCATCATCCTTTATCTTTAAATGTACTCTATTGGATGATCTCTCCTCTCGCACTAATAGACTTGAATCATATTTAGATTTATATTTAGAGGTTTTACCCAGGTGTTTGCTAATTTTTGTATTATCCATTTTAAAAATTTATTAAAGTCTTCCTAATTTTTTCCATTCTCTCATTTACAGTTCCAGATAATATAGTATAAGATACTTTACCCTCTAGCCTCTCGAGTCTCTTCTCAAATATTTCAATTATATCTTCCCGAAATGTTTCATTTACGCTTCTCACACCATCGTCTTCCATAGTAATATCTGCATCAGGGTATGTATAAAATATATGATCTATTTTTGTAATTAACTCTTCAAATACATTCTCAGCATAATCTAATACCCAACCGTCTACACTTCCCTGATCATACAGCCACTGCGTATAGACTACCCCATCTAAGATGCATCTATCCATAACAGTACTATATTTTGCCTCTAAGTAATTTTGAAGATGTTGATGGATGATACATAATTGAGTAATATTATCACCACTCTCATTTATGTTTAAATTATGCTTCCGCTTTACTTGCCTAGTTACTTCTAACACAAAGTCGAAATTTTCAAAAGAGCGATCATTGCGGCAAAGATTCAGTAATGTTGTTTTGCCTGTATTCTGAGCACCTGTAAATGATATTATCATACTATTAGTTTAAGCTTTAATCTTAAAAAATCAACCCATAGATTTAAGGAGTGGGCCCTTATTTCTTTATTTAACCCCTCTATATTAATAAAAGATGTTTCTGATAGATTAAACGATGATTCACTTATTATCTTCCCTTCATCTACAGCGGGTACTACTTCATGTATAACAGAGCCAGCCTCGGTATAATTATCTATATTAACCCATATTCTCTCAACTGGATCTTTACCTCGTAGTTCCGGATATTGTGAAATAAGACCCGGATGACCGTTATATATATTATAATTACTACAAATCTCAGGTGGTATAATTTTTAACCATCCATTTAAAGTAACTATACACTTACTACCGCAATCTTTTAAAATTTCCTTATATGTATCTATTGTAACATTAGGACCAGTCATAATACATCGATTTTTATCTGAGTGTTCATACTCAGATAAAAGTTTCGGTGATATATTTGATATGGTATTATTAGAAACAATAACGTCTGGAAATCTTCCGATGCGTCTAGATATATCCAATATCTCTGAACCAGTTTGACTAAAAAATGCTATCCAATACTTCATAAGTTATATTAAGGGTTTAGTATATGATTAAATTTCCGCATATTGTATTCTATTAAATCCAGTGTATCCTTAGACGGTGTATCCCCATCAATGAAATCCTCATTATCAGCTAAATGTACTTCTTCTGTGAGACCTAAATTACCTGCATATTTTAGCGATTTAAGTCCAGCTATAACAGGGTTGCTCGTATCTACAGACCTTATATTATATATATTATTATTTTTGTAGTAACTAAACTCTCTAGCAAGAGAGCAACCTAAGAGATGGTGAGGCTTATCCCAGTTCCAAATTCCAGCTGATATGAGGGTTTCAATTAACCTAATTCTACCACTTACTCTCATATCTGCTACAGACTTACCATGGCCAGTATATTCAAAATATTTCATATCAAATGATATGGCAATATAATCGGCATTTTCGCTCATATGCTTATAACAGTTTACAATTTCTTGGTATGTTGTCCCTTGTACCGTTCCAATCTGTAGACCTGCTACATTTTTAAAATTAGCGTTCCAACGCTGAAAATTAAATATGGTCTCTTCCGAGTCTTCTAATACATCTGGAACTATATAATATGTCGGTTCTAGTTTATCAATCCATTTTGAATATTGCTTAGGGTCAAATGATTTTTTGAGCTCATATATACTATTATCTAAGATTACCTCACGATCATTTAATAAAGCTACCTTAAAAAAATTATAATATCTATCGTATCTGTCAAAATGATGTACCAGCGCATAATCATAATCTGTGTGTTGTTGAACCATCCCCATTAAATTTATAGGGGCCTCATGAGCTTTCATTATATTCATATATTAATTATACGGTGGATCCTTTGAGTTTCCACAATAAATATAATAAATGATAAGTTCATCAATATTTAATTTTCTATTTGTAAAGAATGATTTGTTTTTTATATTAACTGACAATATAACTGTATATAGTAGCCAAATTTTAAATTTACTTGAAGACCGTGTAACTGAGAATAAAACTAACAAATCGCGTAATATTGAAGCCGCCGCAGTTTTACGAGATTTATATAATAGTAATATAAGTATTCCGAGAATTAAGGCAGAACGAGTAATACCGACAAGCGACTCAGTCGCTTCCGTTGCCGCAATTTTCGAGTTCAGATTAGACACTGAAATTTCGAGGTTATTAGCTAATTCAACTGTAGCTAATATAAATAAATTAAAGAGATCTCAACAGTATTTTGCAGATAGTTTTATTAGGGCAGTATATACTGCAGAGTCTGGAATAATAGAAGATGTTTTGATAACATCTGGGTTAAATATAGATATACAAAACTTAAGTGCAGTAAATAAAGAAAATCTTAAGAATTCAAACCTCGGCACACATGGTAAACTGGATATACGAGACAAGACAGATGATTTTGCAACACTTACACGGGAGAAATGGTACATACAATAAATGGACGATAATAACGAAAAACAATACCACGGATTCTATAAGGGTCTAGTTGTTCAAAATAACGATCCAGCCAGAGCTGGTAGAATAAAGATTTTTATACCTAGTATAATGTCTAATGTTATTGAGAAGGAAAAATTAACGAATGAAGATACAAAAGAATATATAGATTTCAAAAATTTATTTAGTGACGGCACTGATGCATTTAAAGATAAAAAAGCATTAACTTTTCTTAAAAATAACTTATTATGGGCCCGGCAAATGTCCCCTCTTCTGGGGACCGGGAGCGGGGTAACTTATAGGCATCAGGATAATCTAAATACTACATCTGATAGTAATAACCGAGAAGAGTTCCCAGATAATAAAAAAATGGAAGGTTATCCGTTATCTATACCACCATTTTTTCAGCCGGGGGGTCATCAGGGCATAGAGCCAGCAATAACTGGTAATAAAAATTTAAAAGATGTACCTACGATTCGTACAGACTTAGATAATAAATCGTTCGCTCCAGAACTAGGGTCAGGTCAAGCTAAAGGCATTTTTTCTATCCCAAGTGTAAATGCATATGTTTGGGTATTTTTTGATGGGGGCGATTATGATAAGCCAGTATATTTTGGATATGATCATAGTGATGACCAATGGAGAGGCATGTATGAAGCCGATCAAAAGGGACATAGAGGCGACAGCTATCCTAATATATATGAAAATGGTAAGACTGATGAGATTGAAAAGGATAGTATTTTATTAAGAAATAAGATTATATTTAATTTTAAATCGGGACGTTTATTGTTTGATGAAACAGATTATAAGCAGCGTATACAATTATCATATAGAAATGGCTCTAACTTTGAATTTGACCCTACAGGCTATAAGTTATATGTTCAAGGTAAGGGTAGTGAGCTAGTGAATGGTAATAAATTCTTGACAGTAAATGGAGACTATATTGGAAGAATTAAAAGAAATTCTAATATCACTATTGATAAAGATCTAGATCTCCGCGTAGGTAGTAGAAACGAAGAAACCTATAGAGAAGCGCGACGAGTATATTTAGATCGTTCTAAGATGCTTCATAATTTTAGAAAAAAAAGAACAGCTGGGCCTATACAGGAGCCGGAAGATGTGGATTATTATAAGCCGGTTCCATTTAATTATCTGCTAGGTATACATAGCCCGTTAGATCCAGGGTCTGAAGCTAGAATACACAATCTTAGTTTATATAATTCCGCTGCTAATAATAAGACCAATATATTACTGCCTGGTACCCCGCTATATACCCCAGCTACATTCAACAGAATATATTCTTCTTCTGCTAGTGTTAGGGGGCAACTCGCCCCTACTCCGGATTGTTCATTTACATTTGCAAATACCCACTTAGGTATATCTGAGACATCGAGAAACATGCCAGCTTTTTTGTTAGACTCTTACGATGGTAATATAGTATCTTCAGACTATAATTATAATAATTCCAAATTTAGAGTAGGTTTAGGTGACCCCAGAATGCCTATAAATGCGAAGAGTAAATCTAATAAACTTTACAAACAACGACATTGGCTATTCAAAACTAATCCAAAAAAATCAACAGGGTCTCCATTAGCTTTTAATAGAAAGAATCGTATATCTCGGGTTGATATGAGAGATCAACAAAACAAAAGCCCAGCGTCTGCAGGAGGTATATATGAGGATAACCCTAAAACTTCAAAGGAAGATAGGGCGCAGGAGCTAGTCAAGCTTAATATTCAATTAGATAAAATATTAGCGGAAGATGAAACTGGAGGTGATGCTCGATTTGAAGTTACAAGAGATGCTTATTTTGATGTTGGTGTAATTACAAACGACTTCCCGGCAATTAGAGTAGACCCAGAAGGGGGATTGGTTTTTGCTGGCGTACATACTACAGCATCTGGCGGTTCTAATGTTTATAAATCTACGCCGATATATGAAGAGACTCAAAATAGCTCTAATATACCAGTAGGTAACGTTGGATTTAACTTTGGAAATTCATTTAGTACTACAGTTGGGTCGGGAGGTATCACATTTAAAACGACCGGAGTTGTAGAGTGTAATGGCATAGCTACTAGATTGTCAGGTACACACTCGCTAGAGCTAACAACTGGAGGCAATGCGAGGCTGACTGCCGGTAGATCACTTATAATATCTGCAGATACTATTTGTATGAAGCAATCAAACGATATGCAATTAGGTATAGGCGGGTCTATGGGGATTGAGAATAATCTGACCGTCGCAGGTAGCACTATTTTAAATGGTGAGACTTATGTGCAGCACATCACTGCTCCGGTCGAGATGCAGGTAACTGAGCAAATCAGTAATTTACAGGCTCGAACAAAATCCACAGAGCATGTAGCATATTTTCCGGAGGGTATGGTAATAGGTAAATTATCCACTCAAGATTGTCAAGCTATTGTTGCTGCTGCAGAGTCTGGGTCTGGTTCGGTATCTATTAGAGCATGGACTGACACAGATGGTAGTGCAAAATTAGGAGAGCCCCCATCATATAAATATAGTATGGAGTTAGACGAATATATAATTGAGCCAGGGACTGGGTATAATGATATAACAGATACTAATAGATCTGGGGATAGACGAAACTCTAAACTACTCAATGATGATGGTCTACCTACTACATCTTGGAAGCTACAGAATGACAACTGGGTGCAGATTGCCGGTAAAAGTAGTAATTCGGTACCTATATTTGGTACTGATAGACTAACATCAATTGAAGTAGAGATGCACAGCCATCAATTTAAGAATTTACCGCTCTCTCTAAGAACATCTCATGAAGATGTATGTCTAGAAGCTTCTGATGTAGAATCCTATGCAGATATTAAATCTATAAGGAAAGGAAATAAACATGGTAAGGTCTTAGTGAAAGACTATGGGGATTCAGAGAGGCATAAAAATATTATGAAGCATCTTGAAAATAGTAGAGATTTGAAAACTACTACAAGTAATGAAATAAAAAAAGCGCAGCTCCGAGGAACTGCGCTACCATCAATGATGGATGAAGTACAAAATAAAGTAAATATTAGCTAATACTAAATATATTACTTATTATTTGACCCACGTCTTATTGTATTATTTTCGTTTAAATCTGTTATTGATTGATCTAAAAACGCTCTCCAGGCTACCAGTCCAGGCATTGTTACTGAAGCAAATTTAGTAAACCAATGCATTATATGCATATTTGCTATATCTTCTATTGGTATACTGTTAAATTCGTTTATCATTGTCGTAAGCATAGCTATGACAATATAAAGAATTAACCTCATGTTAACGCCACGGTTTGAAGGCTTGTTACTTGTGCTCATCCATATATTTATAGCGTATACAAGTATAACCTCCAATTCTGGAGGTTATTTGTATATATATTAGAAATCGTCATCTAGAGCTCCCGCTGACTGATAGTCAATTACCCGAGTCTCAAAGAAGTTTTTTGCTTTAATAAGATCTTGTACCTCTGATAAGAAGTCGAAGGGGTTTGTATCATTAGGGAATCTATAATCTAGACCGATACCTTCAAGCCTTCTATTACCTATATATTGCATATATTTAACAAACATATCTGAATTAAGCCCTAACACACCACGAGGTAATACATCCTTTGCATACGCAATCTCTAAATCGACAGCTGTCTTTAAATACCCAACCAACTCATCCTGAAAGTCTTTAGTCCATATTTCCGGATTTTGCTTTATTATAGTTCTTATAAGTTGGGAGCCAAATTGAATATGTAGAGATTCATCTCTGAGTGTATATTCAATTTGCTCTCCAATCCCTGGTAGTTTAGATTTTAATGCTAATAACATTGCAAACCCAGAGAAGAAGAAAGTTCCCTCACATACAATCCAGAACAGAAAGCAGGACTTTAAGAGAGCCTTAACTCCTTCAGGTGTAGATGAATCAATATCGTTGATATTGACATCTCTTGTAACTTCCATTAAAAAGTTATCTTTAGCAGCAATAGACGGTATATTTTCATATGCTTCGTATACATCTTCAGCTTTAAGATCTGTAATAGAGTCGCACATATATACAATAGTATCGTTATGCAAACACTCCTCCCAAATCTGTCTAGCCATATATTGTCTACATTCTGGGTCAGTTATATATTTAAATAGCGTAACTAAATTATTACCTACTAAAGATTCAGATCCAGCAAAAAAACCGAGGCATCGACGCACAACCAATTTTTCATCAGCTGTCAACACACCATTACTCCAGTTTTGTATATCTCTTGTCATCCCTATATCCTCAGGATTCCAATTATTATTTTTTCCTCTCTTATACAGATCCCATGCCCATTTATTAACATGGGGTAGTATCTGATTTACCCCCTCTTGTACTTCTCCAAATATTTTCCCTGTTTTCATATTATTTATAGTTAAAAATTATTGACAGCTTTCACATGTAGGGTCATCGATTCTGCAGACCATAGCGCTCATATCTTCTGTTGTAGTCGCTTCTAATGCACTCTGATTAATTGAAGCCTTTTCTACCTGAGATGCACTTTTATTTCTTAGGTAGTATGTAGTTTTAAGACCTATATTCCAGGCGTGCATATATATGTCGTTTAAATGCTTCATACTCGTCTTATTATTAAATATATTTACGGACATCCCCATATCAATCCATTTACCCCTTACTGCAGCTGCAGTAAGCAATGACATTTGATCCACATTAAATGCATCTCTGTATTTTAAAGCAACATCTGAAGGTATCTCAGGTATTTTAGACAGATCACCATCACATCCCTTTATTCTACTAACCATATCATGGCTCCATAAACCTAAGGCTTTCATATCTGCAACAAACCAATCATTAATTACAGTAAAATCTCCACCTAATACACTACGAGCAAACAGCACATTAAAATAAGGCTCAGTACAAGATGAGCATCCAGCAATTTGAGAAATAGTCGCAGTTGGGGCAATAGCCATAGTATTTGAATTTCTCATACCGTAATTCTTAACATGGGATCTAACTATTGACCAATCTAATAGCTTACTCTCTCCCCTATATAGAGCTTCGTTCTGGCCTCCCTCTCTCTGTTTTAGTAAATCTAAATGAGTATCAATTGGGAATTTATTCTGATCCCACAGCGATCCTTTATAGGTGCTATATTTCCCTCTTTCTTTTGCAAGCTTGCTACTATTAAGTATAGTGTGATAAGATATAAATTCATATAGGTTGTCGCTATATTCTATAGCCTCCTGAGAGTCATATAGAACATCTAAAGCAATAAATAAATCGTGCCACCCCATAGTTCCCATACCTACCGGTCTATGTCTAGTATTGGAATTTTTTGCCTCTTGCGTAGGGTAGAAATTAATATCAATGACATTATCCAGCATTCTCATACCAGTGGCAATAGTACTAGCAATCTTATTATAATTAATTGAATATTTACCATCTAAATTTTTAATGATATGCTCTTTAAGATTAATTGAACCTAAATTACATACTGCAGTTTCCCCATATTCATCAATTTCTCGATTATTATTTTCTTTATATTTGGTAGCTTTGCTATGTAATAGAATTTCAGTGCAAAGATTAGAGCTGTTTACTGTACCTTCATGTTGGTTTGAGTATCTTATATTACTAGGATCTTTAAAAGTAATCCATGGGTGGCCAGTCTCGAATATCATTCCTAGCATTTTTTTCCAAAGATCTTTTGCCTGTACCTCTTTAAATAATCGCAGAGTTCCAGCCTTACCTAATATTACATATTCCCAATATTTATTTTCAAACTCCTCACCAAAAAGACCATGAAGCTCAGGAGTTTCGTCAGGAGAAAACAAATACCAAGGGCCATCTTTTTTTACTTGATTTATAAATAAATCTGGGATCCAATTTGCAGTATTCATGTCATGTGTTCGTCTCCGCTCGTCACCTACATTTTTCTTTAGAGCTAAAAAGTCTTCAATGTCAAAGTGCCATGTTTCGAGATATCCACATCCTGCGCCCTTACGTTTACCTCCTTGGTTAATGGCTACGAGCATATCATTATATAGTTTCCAAAAATACACTGCACCTTGAGTATTACCATTAGTCCCCTTTATATATGCATTACTTCCTCTGAATGGTGTTAGGTCCATACCTAAACCTCCCGCAAATTTTGATTTCTGTGCCTCTTGATGCAGACCATCAAATATACCAAATACTGAATCCTCAAATGTATTTAAAAAGCATGAGCTTAATTGATTTCGAGTAGATCCTGAGTAAAATAACGTTGGCGTCGAACTCATATACGAAAACGTAGATAATAAATTATAAAATTCAATAGCTCTTTTTGTTTTATTATCTTCTTTAATAGCTAACCCCATTGCTACTCGCATTACCCAAGCTTGAGGAGTCTCTACTACTTTACCATCTATTCTAAATAAATATCTCTCAGCTACTGCTGCAAGACCCTCAAATTGAAAATTGAGATCTCTGTCAGGTATTAAGGCCGCAGAAATTTCATCCATATCGAATTCAGTAAGGAGCTCTGGATTTACAATTTCTTCATCAATTAGAGACTTTAAATTGTCTATAAAGCATTTACTATATTGCTCTTCAAACGCCTTATCGTTAGTATTACTCTTAAAACAAGTTTTATATATGGTAAACAATAAAAGACGAGCAGCAACATATTTATATTGTGGGTCTTCTTCAACTAAAGCCCTTGCAGACTTTATCAGTGACTCATCTATCTCTTGAGTAGTAACACCATCATATAACTTAACTTCTGCATTATATATAACTTGACGATGGTCTACATCATCTAGCCCCTTACAAGCCCTTTTGACAGTTTGAGTAATTTTCCTTGCATCAAAATTAACGGATTTACCGCTTCGCTTTATAACAGTTATAGTATTGTTCATATATGATTTTTTTTATTAAAAGTATTGTGTAGATAAAAAAACGCATTGAAATTTTAAATTACAATGCGTTAATTATACTTTAGGCTTTTACTGAGCCTCTTAGCTTATTTATATATTTTAGTACAGCCGGGTCACTTTCATTAGCTGCTAAGGAGGATACTGCCTCGTAGTTAGCTAATACTCGCCGAACGCTAGAGTCTGAAGCTGCAGCTATTATTTTTTCTGTCTGTTCTGATGTTAATTTAGGTGCATCCTCGTCACTAACATCCATTAATGATCTTATGTTGTCTATATTATACCCTTTTCTGAGAAGCAACTCTACCTTCTTGCATACATACAAAGATAAAAATTCAGGTAATGTTATATTATCTTTTGCTGCTCTACTTTCGAGCATTTCAGTAGTTATATAATATTTACTACCGGTTATATTACAAGTGAGTTTAGGCATATACTAATATTATAGATTAGGGTTTAATTATTTCTACTTGTGAAATCCTAAATTTTAAATTTTGTATTGCTTCTACAGCTTGATCTGACGATGAAAAGTTATTATCTATTTTATCTTTGAATCCGGTCTGCTCAATAGGTACAAAGTCTTCATCCTTTTTATATCTTATGTGTATATTATAACCCGAATCGTCTTCAACAATTTTGAATTGAAATGGCGTTTTAGTATTACGTACTAAATATTTATTTGCTCCTGATATCCCTGTTGTATCGCCCATCATTTGAGTTGTAACTGTAGATGGCTTCTGCATTATACCATTTAGCGATGCCTTTGAAACACTCGACCCTAGACCGGCACCAGAGGCCTTCGACCCGTGGTGTACAAACTCTTCACAATATTGCTTAAATGTTTTATACATTACTAATGTATTTAATACATCTCCCAAGGATAGACTATCCACTCGTCTTTTTTTACAGTTTTAGCTGTGAAATCGGGAGTAAATATTGCTGAAGGTCTGTAGTGGAGGCTAGCGAATAATAGTATTGAACCATCTCCCTTATATTTCTGATAAATGCCCCCCATAGTTTCTCCAGAATCACATATATCGTCTATGTATAATGAATTACCTCTTTCTGAATTTCCATAAATACTTAAATCCCCACGGGTCTCCCCATCATACGATTTAGCTGTTATTAAATATAGAGGTAATTTTAAAATTCTAGAAATTAAGCTGGCGGGGATTACACCACCTCTCTGTATGCCCACTACCTGATCAATCTCTGTATCGGATCGATTCACCTTAGCTGCAATATATGCGCAATATTCCTCGACCTCTCCCCAACTAATATTTAACTTTTTCATATGGCTATAAAAAAGCGGGACCATCGATCCCGCTCTTTTTCCTATAAAGTTAAGTTACACCTTTACATTAAGCTATAACTTAACTTTTAATTTATTAAAGTGTTAATCTGCTGACACTAAGAGTAGTAATTGGGTTTGGCTCTGGAGAAGAAGCCCTAGCAGAAGAAGCAGCTACAGGCTCTAATAGCCCATAGGAAATACCGTCAGCAATTGCAGTGAGTAAAATAACTAAATGATCGTCAATTTCTCCTTCAATGTTCTGAATATAAAAACTCCCATAGGCACTGAGTGCTAAGCCCAAAGCACCAGAGACAATACCACTATACTTGCCGGTGCCGCTATCTGTATAAAATTCGATATTCTCCATTATATCTTCAGGGGTTAGTTCCTTTGCGCCAATTGCAGCTCTAATACCTAAAGCAGCACTCTTAAAGTATCTAGATGAATCTGGATTATTAATTAATACGGCAGCCACACTAATAGTAGTACCGGCTTTAAGTACGCTTGCGATTTGAGCGACCTTTAGACTATCGTCGAGTATATTACTACCTTCTTTGCAGCCGGTAAAAAGGGAACCGAACCCTAGACTGATAATAATTGCGAATGTAGTGAGAATAGATTTGATTTTCATATAAATATATTTAAGATGGAAAACCAAAACGATCAACTAAAAATACAAAGATTATACGAAGATTTTAGAAATCCCGTGGGCTCAACTCAACCTTCACAAAATTTAGGGACGGTTCAGCACCCAAATGCTGCAAAGCCAGGATACTCTTACGGTCCTTCAGCTACAACAACTGGGCCATCTGCCGGTAAACATAATATGCTTACAGCAGAAAATGAGGAGGATGATTTAAATTTAGCTGGGGAAATCCGGGACGTTATTAGTAACTGGACTGGCGGGAACAATTTATCCGCATTTATAGTAGCTATACAACGAGTATTACCCGAAAAGTAATTTTTCGTTAGGTGCTGATTTATCGGATAAATCACTATTTTCGATAAAGGCTATTGCACCATTTAGTAATGCTGCTTCGGCTTTTTTAAGTGTAATTGAAGCACCAGAAGCGTTAGTTATCTTCACCATACCGCATCCTACATCTTCGATTGTTACATTCCGTTCATTGGGGTCTATTTGTGCTGCCATAATTAATATATATTTATGGTATAAAGTTTCATTTTCTAGCATAAATAATAATATGGGCTGGCTTTTTAACTTACCGGGATTTGTACTTAGATTTGTATCTTCTGCTATTAATCGTGTAGATCAATTATTAAAGAGGCAGAAGCGTCGAAAAGAAATAGAAGAGAATGATACACATGATGCAAAAATTGATCAGCATGTAGAAGACGGGGATATAGACGAGCTCAATAAGGCCTTAGGGTGGTTCAAACCTAAGAAGTAATGATTAAACATATAAATATTATATTTTTAAGCGCAATGTTCGCTTTTTCTGTAGGATGTGTTAGCGGGGACAACCCTAGGATTAATACTATACAACCGATGCCAGCAGAACCAACCTGGATACATTTTACAGAAGCTCCGATTATAGGTAGACAAGAGTTGAATTTTATTGTTTCTTCGGAGTTTGTAAAATCCTCTATACAGCAGAAGAGATATTTAAACAAGCTGAAACGGTGGAAGGTTCTTAATCGTATACCGTAACAACCGACAATCGTAAATGTTCAAAAAAAAGGTGTAGGGGTTAAATCCTACACCTTTTTTTGTAAATGGAAATACAATACAGACCTAACTTAGTTAGGTCTGACAGCAATAATGTTATTGTCGCAATATTTCAAACGTCACGATTACAACAATGCAAACTATAATAATTTCAATAATCATTATACTCCTGTAGTCTTATCCCAAGCAGATACGTGCAGTCTTGTTAATCCGCGTACTCTATATTTCTTAGCTAATTCCATACACATAGCAGTCTTCGTATGGAAGTCTTTCTGATCATCAAGCGCCGGCATAATACACACCTTAGAGAGCGGTATATTAAATGGTGTAATATAGCTATCTATAGCTTCTAACATATCTTCTTCTCCAGAAACAACAAATTTAAATGTATAGTTACCATTGGCCAAAGACATTATAGATTCAATAGCTGCTGGGACAATCCGCTGCTGCTCACTCATCCCAGAATTAGAAAGTTTAGCACTACAATTAATTTGAGAAAGTTCCGCTAACAGTTCTGGACTCATCTCAATTGTACCATTTGTTTCTATTTCGTTATAGGGCAAATACCACAATTCATTATTTTCGCAGTACGCTTCAAAGTAATCCATAAAGGATATAATAGATTTAGAATTTCTAGGTAATGAAGGCTCCCCCCCTGTCCATATTAGATGAATATCACCAATAGCAATTTCCTTTATTAAATTTTGCTCGTTCCACCTATTCAATAAATAATCCATTGGCTTCTTATGACCGAATGTCCAGACTGGAATAGTATCACAAGTCCATGTTGCTTTCCCACTCTCGTGAAGATCTCCTTTAAATGATCCAGAGTCTACAGCGCCCTCTCCTTGTGACTTAACATCTTTAACTAGAGCATTAGAAGCTCCGCATGTTAAGTTACAATCTCTTAATCTAACAAAATAAGCGGGTACTCCTGTTGAGAACCCCTCCCCCTGTATAGAATAAAAATCTTCTGATATAGTAATATTATCCATAAAACAATTGTAATATCATCTTTAAAATCTTCAACTACCTATTAAATAATAATATGAGAAAATTTAATAGAACGTTTTCAGATGCAGTTAATACTGCAAAATATCTGAGCGATGAGGTAATTACTGAATCAGTAGATCTTCACGCTGTCGTAGCTGACGCACTCCAGGAAGATGAAGAGGCAGAAGAAGAGTCAAACCCTCTAGCTGCTGCAGTCGCCATCGCATCAGAGGTAGGCGACGATGAAGAAGATTCAGACTTACAAAATATTGAAAAGCAGGCTAAAAACACTCTTAGAGATACTGCTAGGTATCTCCAATAGAATTTATAATCCCATTATTCTATTTGCCAATGGAGTTTGTTCTCCATGTTTCTCTCTTTGTCTCTCAAGGTCTCTCTTAGGGTAAACCTCATCGTGTAAATCCATAACCAAAGAGATTAACTTAAGCTTAGACATGCCCTCTGTACTTCCAAAGGTTACAGATCTTCTAGGGCTCTTCTTAGATAAGTCTTTTATTATTGCAGACAATGCCTCTTCTGGCAATGCCTCTAATT